GAGACGACCTTCGTCAACAACCTGAACATCTTTATCCAGAATGCCGAAGAGCGCATTCTGAAGACGGCTCAGCTTGAGGTCTTCCGTAAGAACCAGACCGCTGCCGCGACTTCTGGGAACAAGTATTTGTCTGTTCCGAGCGACTACCTTGCGCCGTTCAGCTTGTCCTATGAGAGCAACGGCACAAAGGAGTTCCTGCTCTACAAGGACGTGAACTTCGTGCAGTCGTTCAACCCGAACGCAACGACGACAGGCACACCGCGCTACTATGCGCAGTTCGACATCGACAACTTCATCTTGGGGCCGACCCCGGCCTCGAACTACACAATGGAATTGCATTACTTCTATCGGCCAAGCAGCCTTGTGAGTGCAGGAGACTCAGGGACAACTTGGCTGAGCGAGAATGCAAGCGTGGCTCTCCTTTATGGATCGTTGATCGAGGCTTATACGTTCATGAAGGGAGAAGTGGACCTCATCCAAAACTACACTGCGCGGTTTACGGAGGCGTTGGCGCGCGTGAAGAACTTTGGTGAGGCCCAAGAAGTGACCGATGCCTATCGCACCGGTCTGATTTTGCGGGAGAAAACATGAAGCATCCACATCTGAAGGGCGCGAAAGTAGCCCTTGTCGCCATGGGGCGTTCGCATTTGAACTACTCCATGTCGCTCTGCAATTCTTTTGAGTACGACGAAGTCTGGGGCATCAATGCCATGGCGATCCCGTTCAAGGTGGATCGCCTTTTCATGATGGACCCGGTTACGCGTTTTCTCGACATGGACGTCACCGGCAAGATGACCGGCGGTATGCGGAAGATCCTGACGGAAAAGCAGCCCTATCCGATCTACAGTTCGACGACTGACGAGCGTTGTCCTTCCGTTGAGCAGTATCCGCTTGAGGAAGTCATCAGCGCGACTGGGCTCTGCTACTTCAACAACACAGTGCCGTATGCCCTTGGGTATGCGCTCTATCAGGAAGTCGGCGAAATCTTCATCTATGGGGTGGACTACACCTACAGCGACATGCGTGTGGCTGAACCCGGTCGAGCCTGCACTGAGTTCTGGTGCGCGATTCTGGCCAAGTCTGGAGTAAAGCTACAGATCGCGCCTGAGTCGTCGCTGCTGGACACGAATGTGCCGCCCACCCAGAAAATGTACGGATACCATCTTTTGCCTGATCCTCTCTACGTTGACTTCTCGAACAACGATGAGGTGACGATCTCAAAGGTGTCCAACATCATGCGCCCGCCGACGCCGGGGGACAGCGAAGATCTTCCTGAAGTGAGGAAGGCCTGACATGTTCACGGCTGAAGGACTGATTGGTTCGCCCTTCGTTGTTACTTCCGACAACGGAGGGCACTCGCCCGAGGCAATTGCTGAACTCTGCGTCAATCGCCTCATTCAGATCTCCGATAAGGCGCACCCAGTCTTGAGGGATCAGGCGCACGCGTTCCGAGACCAAATGTTGAAAGTCGTTGTCCATTACGTTAAGATGGCGATGGAAGAAGACCGCGCGACGATGTGCGCTAAGATCCGCGAGGCCGGGTTCCCCGATTTGGCCTCTAACCTAAGGAGACTGTAAAGTGGCGTTCACGGGCAACTTTATGCCGACGTCGTTCAAGAGCGAGATCTTGCGCGGTGTCCACAACTTCGCGACTGGTGGCAACACCTTCAAGTTGGCGCTCTACACGAACAGCGCCAGCTTTACGGCTGCGACGACTGCTTACACGGCGTCTAACGAAGTCGGCAACTCTGGGTCGTATTCCGCTGGTGGCGGCACGCTTACCAAGGCTGGTGTGGCGACTTCTGGAACGACGGCATACACGGACTTCTCGGACATCTCGTTTACGAGCGCGACGATCACCGCTCGTGGCGCGCTGATTTACAACGACACCGCAACCGGCGATCCGGCTTGTGCTGTCCTTGATTTCGGCTCCGATAAGACCTCAACGTCTGGCACGTTCACCGTCCAGTTCCCGACGCCCGGCGCTACGACCGCGATTCTCCGTATCGCCTAAGTAAGGGTCTACAGCGATGGGCCTCATATCAGGATGGGGCCGAGGGACTTGGTCCGAGGGCGCTTGGAGCACCCCGTTGCCCGTTGTGGTAACGGGCGTTTCTGCTTCTGGTGAAATCGGAACAGTCACTGTTGTAGGCACAGCCAATGTGTTCCCTGATGGCGTCTCAGGCGCTGGGTTCATTGGCGATGCGAACGTAAGTGCATCTGTAACGGCCATTGTTGCCGGGGTGTCTGCCGCTGGCCAAATCGGCCAAGTTCTCGCGTTTCCTGAAGAGCGCGTTATCGTTACTGGCGTCGAAGCAACCGGCGCGATCAATGGCGTCGTCGCAATTGGATCTGCAAATGCCGCTGTGGAAGGTGTTTCTGCGGCTGGCGCGATTGGCGATGTCAACGTTACCGGCAATGCAATTGTTGATGTCACGGGTGTTTTTGCGTCTGGTGCGATTGCTGATGTCGTCGTCATTCAGGACATCAGTGTAACTGTTACGGGGCTTGAGGCGACTGGACAGGTCGGCAATGCGACGGCTTCGATCAGCATCGTCGCCGCTGTAACAGGTGTGTCGGCGACCGCATCCGTTGGTTCTGTAGTTGCCACTGGTGGTGCAGTTGCCTTCCCGACAGGCGTTTCTGCCGCTGGTAGCGTGGGGCAAGTTAGAGTGTGGGGAAGGATTGTTCCAAACCCCGGAACCAGTTATACTCCCATCACTCCAAGTGCCGGAACAATCTGGACTGAAATCGCAGCGTAAGGTCAGGACATGCCGAGTACCTACACGACCAATGGCGGGATCGAGCTTATCGCGACAGGCGAACAGTCTGGAACGTGGGGCGATACCACCAACGACAACTTGGAAATCATCGACCGCCTGACTAACGGCGTCGGTGCGATTACGCTTTCCGGCACGACGCACACGCTTACGACGAGCGATGGCGCGCTGTCGGATGGTCAGTACCGAGTGCTGGTGTTTGGCGGCACACCGAGCGGTACGAACACTGTCACGATCTCTCCGAACACAGGTCAGCACCTGTACTTCGTGAAGAACGGATCTGGCGAGAGCGTGGTCCTATCTCAGGGGTCTGGGACTACAGTCACAGTTGCGGACGGCAAGAGCGCGATTGTCTACGCGGACGGCGGCGGAGGGAGCGCGAACGTCGTTGACCTAACGAGCACGTTCAACTTTGCGACTCTATCTGTCGGTCAGTTGGACATCACCGCGCAGGGCGATCTCCGCCTGCAAGACACGACCGGAGGAGAGTACGTCGCGCTTCAGGCTCCAAGCACTGTCTCTGCCAGCTACACGCTGACGCTGCCTGCTGCGGACGGGACGAGCGGGCAGGCTCTGGTTACAAACGGTTCTGGGACTCTCAGCTTCGGTAACGCAGGAATCGGTTTTGGTAAGGCCATCGCTGCGGCCTTCATCTTCGGGTAAGGAGAAGTTAGATGACGGCCCCGAACATAGTCAACGTCACTACGATCACCGGCAAGACGAACGTCGTGGATCTGACGACTACCAACGCCACGCTTGTGGTTGAGAATACTGCTGGCAGTAACAAGGTCTTCAAGATCAACTCGCTGGTGGTCTCGAACGTGGACGGCACAAATGCTGCCGACATCACGATCTCGCTCTACAGCGAGGACAACATCGGCGGTACTGCGACAGAGATCGTCAGCACGGTGAGCGTACCTGCTGATGCCTCGCTTGTGGTCATCGACAAGAACACCTCGATCTACCTTGAGGAAGACAAGTCGATTGGCGCGACGGCGGGATCGGCGAGTGATCTGAAGGTTGTTTGCTCGTACGAGGAGATTAGCTGACATGCCCCGTAACCCCGGCGGAACCGTCAGTGGGTTCAAGCTACTCAGCACTCCTGACGCCCCTACAATCACCGGCGTAACCACGTCCATCGGCTCTGCGTCTGTTGCCTTCACCGCGCCCACTGACACGGGCGACGGGGCGATTACGTCGTATGTGGTGACTGCTGTTAACGAGAGCAGCGGCGTTTCGACGGGTGCTACTGGTGCGTCGTCTCCGATCACGATTTCGCCGGGTGGAGGCACGTTCAAGATCAGGATGCAGGCGCTGAATCCCTACGGGCCGGGGCGGCTGACGGAGTATGATACGGGGAACGCGATCTATTCTGGGGCTGAGTTGTATGCGTGGGGCAAGAACGACGACGGCCAAATTGGGAATAACACGGGTAACGGGACAGACAAATCAAGCCCCGTTCAAATTGGAGCCTTAACAGATTGGCTTCTCGTTTCCGGCGGAGAGAATCATTCTGCATCAATAAAGACGGATAATACCTTATGGACTTGGGGCAGCAATGGCTCGGGAAGGCTCGGTGACAACACAACTAGCAGCCGCTCCAGCCCTGTGCAAATTGGCATTTTAACAAATTGGAACAGTGTTTCCGCTGGACGGGAGCACACTCAGGCTGTCAAAACAAATGGAACTCTTTGGGCTTGGGGGAGAAACAATTACGGCCAGCTTGGCGACAATACTGTTGTTAACAAGTCGAGTCCTGTTCAAATTGGTTCTTTGACAAATTGGTATTCTGTTTTTTCCGGCAAATCAAGCAGCAACTTGTCTATTAAAACTGACGGAACATTGTGGGCGTGGGGATATAACGTTACGGGTGTACTTGGCGACGGCACTATCGTCAACCGCTCCAGCCCCGTTCAAGTAGGTGCATTGTCTGATTGGGCCGCAGCAGGTATTTCAAGGTTTCATTCCATTGCCGTTAAAACAAACGGCACATTGTGGTCGTGGGGAAAAAACAATGGAGGGCAACTCGGACACGGTAATGTTATCTATCGCTCCAGCCCTGTCCAAGTAGGCGCTTTAACAAATTGGGCGTCTACTTCTGCTGGTGGAGACAATAGCTCCGCCATCAAAGAGGACAATACATTGTGGACTTGGGGCCTTAATAGTCAAGGTCAAATAGGCGATAACACCACATATAATCGCTCCAGCCCTATTAAAGTCGGTGCTCTTACGGATTGGTCTTCAGTATCTGTCGGGGGCAATTCGTTTATGCTTGCTATAAAAACAAACAAAACTCTTTGGGCATGGGGCAACGGCTTTCAAGGACAACTGGGTAATAATCAGGCGGGGTCATTGAGCAGCCCTGTTCAAATTGGAGCGCTGACAACGTGGTCTCAGATCTCAGCAGGCTCTGTCCAAACTGCCGCCATCAAGACCGACGGGACGACTTGGGCATGGGGCTTTAACGGCAACGGCCGACTCGGCGATGGAACCGTCGTT